GCGGGTGTTCTGGATGAAGAGGCAGATTCTCAACGTAAAGTCACAAACTTTTTTACAGAGTCAAAAGAAAAACTTGGTTTAGTTCCAAAGACCACCGCAGGAAAAGTCGTTGAAACAATTGTAAACTACGGCGCACCTGGCTTGGGTGTGTTTAGTTGGGTTTCTAAGGTAGATAAAACAAGAAAAGCATTACAATCTGGGACAGCTTTACCCACTCCCAAAACTTGGTTTGGTAAGTCGGCACAATCTTTTGGTCGTACTAAGGTGGGTCAAGGAATTTCTAAGACTCGTACAGGTCGAGCCGCAATGACAACCACAGGAACGGGAGTTGCAGACTTCTTTGTTTCTCCTAGTACAATGACAACATTGTCTGACAACTGGGATGCAATGCCCGATCAATTGCAGACTGAAAGTGAAGAAGGGTTAATCGGTAAAGAATTATCTGCTGTTCGTCTGAGAAATAAATTTAGATTAGGTATTGAAGGTGCAATGTTTAACGCGGCGGGAGAGGTACTTCTTCCTGTCGTTGGGGGCACCGTCCGATCTGCGGCTATGATTCCAGGGGTTCCTATGGCAGCAAGAGGTTTATCTGCTGGCTTTGATTATTTAGGATCAAAGGTAGGTAGCGTTCCTTTTGTTCGTAAATATCTCACACCAAATGGATATACCCCTCCTGAAATTGCCACCGCAATACGAACTGTTGAGGGCATGACAGAGTCTGAAGAACAAATTGCCTCCAAACTTATATCTAACTACGACAGTGCAATTAAAAAAGCCATTCGATTTCAACGAATTACAGGGCAAGGAAAAACGGCAATTCAACGAGCGTATAATGATACCATGGATTACCTTACAGGAGAGATGCTGCCTCAAGATTTTAAAGCAACCTATGGAGCTAAAGCTACCAAATCGGTAGATAACATGCGTAATCAAGTTGATGATCTTAGCCGTCGTTTTGAAACGTCAGTAGACTCTGCACCTAATCTTACAGACGCCCAGAAGACAGCGTTGAGAGAACAGTTTCAAAATAATCAAGGCACATACATACGGCGTTTATATGAACTGCATTTAGATCCAAAGAAATTTACAAGTGTAAATGTAAGAGAGTTACCTCAGTACTCCGGTGCAAGACAACAAGTGGAAAACTTTATTCAAAACAGAAATCCTCAGTTGCCTACAGGAGATGCTGCCAGACAAGCAGAACAAATCATTGACGATCTATTTAACTCGTCTTTAGTTTCTTCTGGTTTAGATCCAGATGCTAGAGCTAAACAAATAGCTACAGCAGTTAGTCAGGGGTTAAAGTCGGACACCTCGGCTCGTTCTTCTTTGTATCGTTTGTCCGACGGTATGTTAAAAGAACGACAAGATCTTTTTGAAAGTTCTGCTTTACTACGAGAAATGATGGGTGAAATAAAAAACCCAAGAGAAGCCTTTCTTCGCACAGTAGACAGTATAACATCAACTATGTCGGCACAACGATTGTTTGATACTGTTTCCGCTACAGGTATTAAACCTTTAGCCCAAGCTATCTCTGAGTTTAACACTGGTGCTCGGCCCATGGTTATTGATGGCACAACAGTTCTTGCCGAAAAAGATATTAGAGACTTAGCTGAAATGGGTTATGTTAAGGCAGGTGACTTTAATCCTGATAACGCTTTTGGTGGTAGCTTTGGATCGTTGTCTGGGCACTATGTTCCTGTGGAAATGTACAATAGTCTTACTACTCCGACCAGAGCATACTCTGGAGTACAAGATGCGTTAGCAGTGGCCTTACAGTTTAAAGGTGTTTCCCAGATGTCAAAGACAGTGTTGAATCCGCTGTCTCAAGTCAGAAACTTTCTATCAAACACTTTTATTGTCGGAGCCAATGGTTTACTTGGTAGAAATCTAGGACTGTTTGAAAGCGCAGACGTTCTTTTAGCAAACGCTATAGACAATCCAGAACAGTTCAAGCTCTTACGTGCTATGGGTAATGAAGGAGCAATAGGTCAGAACATTCAGCTTAACGAACTTACTCGTTTAATGAAAGAACAAACGGAAAGTGGAGTGTCCGCTCGACTAAGAAAAGCGGGAGATACTTTTAGAACTTCAGTGATTGGTGCTCCTGTTAGGTTTTTAGAAAAAACATATCAACTCGGCGACGATTACTGGAAGGTAGTAGGTGCTTTAGGTGAGAAGGCCCGGTATGGAGCAGCCCTTCGTAAGGCTGATGTAGACATTGAAAACGTTTCACCTGCGATGAAAAATGCATTAGTAGAATCAGGGTTGGCACAACGTGCCAGTTCCATGGCTGATACAGATTTCGGAAACATGTTAGCGATTGACATCGTTAAGTCTACAATGCCCGTGTATTCGATGGTTCCAGAAGCCATCAAACAAATAAGAAGAATACCCGTCGTTGGTAACTTCATGGCTTTCCCTGCGGAAATCATGCGTACCACAGGTAACATTGTAAACAGAGCCGTAAAGGAGTTGGGTTTTAAACCTACAGAAGAGTTGATAACTGAACTAGGTGAGAGAAAAGCTAACGCCTTCGCTCGTCAAATTCGAGGTATAGGTGCTCAAAGATTAACAGGGTATCTATCGATGGCTGGGTATGCACCGTATGCTTTCAGAGATGCGTCACACACTATGTTAAACATAACGCCAGAAGAAGAGGAAGCATTAGAAACCTTCGGTCCCTTTTGGTCTCTTGGAAATGTTAAAGCGTTTTTAACCAAGCCAAACGAAAAAGGAGAAGCTGAGTATGTTGATCTCTCTTATATGCTTCCCTATGAATTTATGTATGCTCCTGCTCGTGCTGCTTTACAAACCTATGTGGAGAAGGGTGAAGTCGGCGCAGGTGAGGCAGAACAAATTCTTTCTTCAACGTGGGAAGGTTTTAAGAAGTTTGCGGAACCATTTGCTTCTGAATCTTTAGGTGCAGAGCGATTGATTGATGTTACCACTCGTGGGGGTGTAACTCAAACGGGTGCTCCTATCTATGCAAAAGCAGAATCAATGGGGGACAAAGTTAAAAAGTCTATCTTCCATGTTTTAGGAGCCTTGAACCCTGGAGTACTTGAACAGTTTGTTACAATTAAGGGTGGAGATATTGTACCAGGTCGAGCCTCTCGTGCCCTCACAGGTTTACCTTCTCGTGAAGGCGATCCATATCTTGTAGCAGAAGAAGTGGGTACTCTGTTCACGGGTCTCAGATCCATGAAGTTCAATACCCCCCGTTCTTTGGGATACGCAGCGGGAGAGTATTCTTCCCTGAATAGAAGTGCTAGTAGTATCTTTACCAAGTTGGCAGATGACAACGATGTAACAGCAGAACAAGTCTTAGAGGCTTATGTAAAAGCAAACGATGCAAAACGTCGAGTACAAGCAGGTCTCAAAAGAAAAATAGATAAAGCAAGAAACTCTGGCATGAGTGATCTCGAAATAAAAAGAGCTTTTAAAGATAAGGGTGTTTCTCCTAAAGAATTGAACGCAATTATTAAAAATAAGTTTATACCTTTATCGGTTAGTCGCGATCTACTCAGAGAAGTAAACGAAGAAGTTAATGTAAAAAAAGAAAACAGGCTTTTAAAACGTTTACCTAAAGAACAATTGAATGAGATTCGTCGTAGTCTCAGTCGTACTCCTATTGTTTCAGATACAGTTGAGACTAACACAGGAAAAACTAGCGATTTTGTTTTACCTGAACCTATAGGTCCGGCTTCTCAAGGTTTTGTTTTACCTGAACCTGTAGGTCCGGCACCCACGACAAATGTTTTACCACAATCAACTACATCAGAGCCAACAACCCTGAAACAAATACAGGATAAAACCAGAACTATACTGGGTACAGCAAGCAATCCAATTTCTGCATTAAGAGATCTAGAGATATTCAAAAGCAGTACAGATTAACTCTCAATCTCAATCCTAACGCCTTTGCCTCCGAACATTCTAATCAGTTCGTCAGCCGATCCCTCTGTTTCCTTTAGGAGATCTTCATCACCGACCAGTACAGCTAGGTCAATGGCCCAACCCACAAAGTCCATGATTGATTCGACCTGCATTGGATGCATGTCTCTCAGTCCAAGTGTTTTCATATCAGGGTCTATCACTCGATTTCTCCCCAGTTGTCCTTGAGTTCGTCGTCCACTTTAGAGGGGACTTTCAAGACATCCGACAACCCATTTTCCATTATGTGCTTGATGTTGTGAGCTTGGTCGTCGCCCTCTACTGAAAAGCATAACTCATCATGAACCGTGAGCATAGGTAAAAGTCCCTCGTTGTAACAATCAAGCATCGCTTGCTTTGTTTGATCGGCTGCTGATCCTTGGATCAATCTGTTCAGTGCCTTGTAAGTAAAGGCTCTTCTCAAGGGCTGACCATATTCTTTCATGGCATCTTCATAGGGCAACGGCTTCTTGTATCCAAATGTCCTTGGCTCCCACAGGTGAAAACGACAACGACGACCTAGTATTGTGCGAACCTGTCCTGTGTTTGACGCCTGTTTACTAGCTAAGTCTGCAAGGCCCTTAACAAACGGCACCTTCTCACGGTGTGTTGCTAATAGTTCCCCTGCTTCATCGGTTGAGATATCTAGCTGTGCGGCGAGTTTACCTTTACCCATGCCGTACATGATACCCAGGTTCACGACCTTTGCTTCTTTACGTTTGATCCCTGCTATGTCTGCTACCATCTGGTGCAGATCCACATCACCGCTGTGGTATTCATCAACAATCTTATCAACGATAGGGTGTCTGAAATCTCCCTTCAGGCTTGCCGCAAAGTGCACCAATAACCTCGGCTCTTGGCTCGAATAGTCAAACGATCCCCACTTGGTTCCTTCTTCTGGTATAAACAGGCCACGTATCATCTTCTTAATTTCTGGATCTCGTGCAGGAATCTGCTGTAAGTTTGGATTGGATGACGAGAATCGCCCAGTTACAGTCCCACCGTCATCGGAACGAAGCTGATGGAACTCGCAATGGATACGACCCTTGTGCTCATGCTTCATAATTGTTTCAATGAACGTGCTATCAGCCTTGTCAAATTCACGTAGCCTGACGATCATTTGTGCAATAGGGTGCTGATGGGTGTTGAGGTACTGTTTGGTGAATGAGGGAGCACCTGCGTCAGTCTTAGGGTATGCTAGGTTTAACTCTTCAAACACTGCGGCTACTGATGCCGCTGCCCATGGCTCAATTTTGATTTGAGTTTGTTTAAATATCTCGTCCTTGATTTGTTTGGATTTAGTCTTGAGAAGTTTCTTAGCTTGCCCTGCTTTATCCAGATCCACACGCACACCCAACTGGCGCATGTCACACATCATCGGGATCAGGCTTGTCTCTAAATTCCAGATGTTCCAAAGGTCTTGCTTATCCAGTTCTATCTTCAGGCGTTCCCACAAACGCAGGGTCATCCCTGCATCCTGTTCAGCATACCGTCCTACAGACTCAGGCGGTAGCCTGTACATCTCTGCTTTGGGATCGAAGCCCCACTCTGCTGCTGATACACGAAGTAACTTCTCATCTTTTCGTTCATCGAGGTAATCACGACCTAGATTATTTAGGCTGTATGACCAACGGTTCTCATCAACCACCGCCCCAGTAATCATGGTATCGATGATGCGACCTTCAACCTTTATGCCCTCGGCACGTAACCAACCCAAATCGTAAGTAGCATTGTGCATGATCTTATCTATATCGGGTGTTGCCATTTGTTTCTGTAGCCACTTGAGCGCGATCCTTGCATCCATGTTGTGACCGTTCTCGTGCCGGATCGGAAAGTAACCCTGCCAATCTCCTGCGGCTACGGCTATACCTACAACGTATCCATCTTTACGAACCCATCCTGGGCCTAACGTCGTCAGGTTTGGATCACATGTTTCGAGATCGATTGCGATTTGTTTATACTTTGTAAGGTCAGGAAACTCTGATGGAATGTTCCACGTTAGTTCCTTTCCTTGGTTCATCTGCTTTGCAATGATATGATCTTTTTCAAATAGATTACCTTGATTCATCTTCAAACTCTGCTCCCAATGCTGAATATCCGCACTTGTCGATCCACGAATCTTTGTGGTCGATGGTCTCTAACAATCGACAGGTCTTCACCCAGTCCATCATCAGAGCCACATGCTTTGCTGTTATTTTATTATGTGTTGTGAATGCGTCCTGTACTATTACATTCCAACCAGTTGCTATTCGGTCGAAGTTATCCTTCGCATCTCCATAGTCTTTTGCTCTGTTACCGTTGATCAGTTCTTTCGCTGTATCTAGATAGTCGTTGCGTTTCATCCTGTACATTCTCCCTCATCTTTTTGACAGAGGAAAGCTTCGTCATCGAAGATCCAATCCCCCTGTCTGCCTACAAACTCTCCCAGTTCCTTGTACGTGCGTACATCATGGAACGATCTGTCCTTTGTTTCTTCCCAGTTCTGCCACCACTCCATGCGGTCTGGATACTCACGCCACATAGCCGCTAGTGTTGCTTCGCTCTTCAAGAAACAACCGTCACAGTTTCCTGATCCTGGGGTAATCTTTAAATCAAACCCATGCTGTTTCCAGAAGAACATAACATCCTGCTTCGTAACCCCTGCATCTGCCAGTGGAAACCAGTTATCCCACCGCTTATCCTTGCTTGGTTTTACCCNCTTGGCTTCGTCTGCTCTGATACCTACGGTGTTTGTCCAGTGNTCCCACCCGATAGACAACAGATACCGACGCATAGTCTTGACCTTCAACTCCTGAGTGCAGGATCTACGGAACACATTTGGTAGCATGTTGAACGATAGGTACTTGTCAAACGGCTCTCCCTCTCGCGCTGCGGAGTCCCAACTAACGGTCTCAAAATGTGCCTTGCCATTCTGGTATCGGTTGGATGGTGCCCTTGAATACTCAAGCCAGGTTATATCTACACCCCAGTTCTTCTCTAAGTTGTGTACAAAGTCCAATGTCCCTGGCATTTCACGACCAGTGTTAGCAAACAAAACCTTCACTCGATCAGGTAGATCTCCGTTTGCTTCCATTATCCTATGCAACATATACCCAGAGGTACGACCACCACTGAAACTAATAAGAACATTGCCATCGGGTAGTTTCATATCTCGTACCTGTACTTCTTGTCTGACTCTATAAGGTAGAGATTCTGCTTGGCACGAGTTACTGCCACATAAAATATCCTGTCTTCATCCTCTGGGTGTTTGCCCTCTACACATGATTTGGTAGATCCCAAGTATACCGCTACGTTGTCATCCTCACCACCCTTCATGGCATGGATCGTAGAGATCTTGATCCTTGGTTCTTTGTATATGCTCTCACCCCTACGCTCAACTGATCTAATGTAAATCTTTTCTTCCTCCGATAAACGTATGATATCTGTTTGATCTGTACTGATCGGGGCTAATAAACCAAACTCCCTGACCAGTTTGTCGTAGGTCAACAGTTCGTCTGGGCCAGCAGCATCCAATAGTTTCATAGATCCACGTTTAACGACCGCTCCCTTTCCTATTTTGGGCACCATCTCATACATCTTTCTAACCCTACCGACATACACACCCTTGCCGCTACTGATATCTTTCCACACAGACATAGCCTCTAGTTTCTTTTCCGGCACAGACCACCTCCCCTTACGGCTGTAGAAGTATTCATTCTGCTCCAAGAACTCTGCTATGTCGTTCACAAACGAGTTGGTTCTTGCCATGATTGTCCATGAACCTCGATCCAACGGCAATGCCCACAGGCTCATGACCCTCGTAACTCTGCCCTCTTCTTGTTTTGGATAGAACTCTTTCTCCAATCTACCTGGTATACGGTGTGAGATGTCCATAGAAAGTTCCCAGACGCTCCGCGGTAAGCGATACGACTGATTGAGTACCTCAACCCTATCTGTGCAGTTGATGAAGTCATCGACGTTTACAGACGTCCAACGGTGGATAGCCTGATCATCATCCCCCGCAATCAATACCTCGTCCGCATGTTCGGACATCTTCTTTACCATCTCCCATTGTAATGGTGTAAGATCTTGGGCTTCATCAACAATCAACAGATCTAAGTTCGGTGGCTCCGCTATATCTATGTACTTGGCAATCATGTCGGAGAAATCTACACGATTGGTTTTGGACTTGTACTCAAGCAATTGCTTCTCAATCTGCACAAGCTTGGAGAAACTTAGGTCGTGATCGTCCTCGTAGTTAAACTCAAAGTCCAAGTCAGACATCCGATAGACCGACCGCATAATGATCTGTAAGTACTTGGCTCCTGATCCTTTCATGATCGGCATAACGATACCGTCGTTCATTGAGGTGTTATCTGCACCGTCGAAGTCCAGTGCAAGCATCTTCCCTAGTCTTTGAAAATCCTGACGGCTCAACACGTCTCCTTGGGATAGGCCCAACCCATGATACCCAGTTGCATGTAGAGTTTTGAAGTGTGGAAAGTCTTGTTTGGTTAAACTGAATTTGGCACAGGCTCGATCAACAAACTCACCTATCGCCTTGGTGGTAAAGGAGACCACACCAATTCGCGAAGGATGCACACCTTCTTCAAGCTTTGCCTGTACTCGTTCAATCAAAGTATAAGTCTTGCCGCAACCTGGAGGTCCCAAGATCAGCGTAGCATTATCAATCATCGGTACGACGACCTTCTAACCACTCGTCAATGTCCTGTCTACTCCAACGACTGGCAGATCTCTGAGCATCCCCGCTGCCAAACTTGTATGGCTTTGGAAAGTTTCCCTCGTTTACCCACTTGTATATGGCGGACTCGGATACATCGAGCCAGTCAGCCACATCCTTGGCCTTCAAAAAATTAGAACGGTATTTCATTGTCCATCTCCTTTATAGGTATTGCTACCTCATCGTTCTCAAATGCCGGAACCCACCACACACGAACGGTGGTTCTTGATCCATCTTCCTTAGTTATTGCTTTATGACCATGACACTCTTGGTCATCGTTTAATTTCTTCAGTTGCTCTTGAATCTGTGCCCTTGTAAAAACAGTGAACCTACGGTTGTGTAAAAACTCTGTCAGACCTACCATGGTAAACGATGTGTACCCTTGGTTATCTGTCCATGGTTTACCTTGTAACAATTCTTCTGGATGCAACGCTCTGATACGACTCGTACAGTATGCTTTGAGCAATGCTTTAAACTCACCGGTAACTGTTAGTTCTTCTGGCACTTCCTGATTAGAACTTTCCGTCATTAACTTATGAAGCAAAGCTTGCCACGCTCTAGGCTTTATAATTGGTGGCACCATTTGTGCTTGTTCCATACAGGCTCTTTGAAAGAGACTTTGGTTTTGAAGCTGTTCCGTGTTTAGTTGTATTCTTTTTCCCGCCACAGTTATGAAATATAACCTGGGTTCTGATAATACGATTAGAAGATTTCCAACTTCTAAAGCCTCCGACCCTGTATCCCCGATACCAAACTTCATGGACATGCAGAGTTCTTTATCACAGTAACTTCTAAATGGTTCCTGTTCACACGTATAAAAGTATTCTTTCTTATCTAAACTCTTTTGTAATCCTAAGACTTCTTTGGCTTCGAGCGGTGGAGAAAACAACTGTTGGTTCATTGTCTCCATCTCAGCTTTCCAATTGTCCCCATGCTTCATCCGACAATACACACCAAGCATAAATAGTTTCTTGTTGCGATCCTCACCAGACGGGCCATCACGAAACAAATGCTGAAGACATGGCGGAGCATCCGACAATAGTTTCCTCGGTTTGTTGTTGTTGGATCTCAATCCTTCTAGCTTGGAAATAGGGACGGTGCTTTCG